CTTGCTGTGGCGAGTTTCTTGGTGTCGAGCTTGAGACGAATCCCCATCCGCTTCGCCGCAACCTGCGCGGAGCGGGGGACATCCGGCATTTTCTCGAGCGTCGCGGAAAGAAGAATCGGCGACATCGCAAAGCGGTTCCAGTAATACGCATTGATCGCTTCGTCGATCTTCCGAGACATCGCGGTCAAGAGCGGTTCGGCTGGGTTTACTGATCCGCGAGAGCGTCGGATATTCGCCGTCGGCGCGGTTGTTGCCCCACTCTTGATCGATCGGGGTCCTCCCTCTCCCTGCCTGGTGAGCGGTAAATAGTGCTCGAATCGGTTTTTGAGCTTGATCGCGTCGGCTACTTTGAGCTCCCCAGACAGGACATCGAGAAGCAGGGTTGCGTTCATAATCTCCTCGAGATCCTTGAACACTCCCGCCCAATGCTTGTTTCCAGACTCGGACTTCTTGATCTCTTGGATGAGATCGATCGGGGATGCGCCCTCTCCCTTTGTTTGGTACGGGAACGACTCCCCCTCCATCGCGCGAGCTTTGATCCTCGCAACGGTGGCCTTCATTTGTGCATAAGTCTCGAATCTAGCCCACTCGTCTTTTTTGATCGGTTCGATCGCGTCAGCAATGGATTTGTCCGCGAGGACGACGATGTCTCCGTGGCTCTTGGGCTCATCCGGGACATTGAATCCCGCTTTCTTGAGGAGTGATCGCTCGAGCTTCGAGAGCATGACCGGATCAGTCCTGAGACCTGGCGTTCCATCCATGTGTCCGCGTGGCCGATCGTATGAAGTGTTCGCGAGGTTCTCTGGAACGATCGTCGCATGAACCCGCATCCCGGTCGGCGCCCCTGGCTTCACTGGACCCGGTCCCTCGAGAGCGACATTCACCATCTGGGGGATGTGGTTGAGCGATTGATACGCCGGCATCATGTCCGCAGCGGTGTTCTTGATCGATTTCTCGAGCTTATCGACGGCCTTCCACCCGTCCCGCATCGTCTTGGCGTCCTTGCGGACCTCGACAAGTACCCGCCGCATCGCAAACTCTGGAGCGTTTCCTCTGGAAACATAATCGGTCATTGCGTTTGCGATAACCCGTTTCGCGCGGCCTCCGGTGCTCTTGGTGTCATTCATGTATGACCGCCAGCGTGCATCCAGTGGTCGCTGCATGTACGCATCGAACGCTCGAGCTGCATCGCGGACGGATTCGTAGATTTTCGGATTCGCGCTCTCCATCGCCGAGAGAATCCGCCTGGATGGACCCCATCGATCCATCATGTCGGGAGAGACGATCAAGCGACGGATGAACTCCGCAAATCCTTCTTCGGCCGAGACCGAGCTCGCGAAACTTCCAGGGAGCTCCGTGAGTGAAATCAAGTCATCCTCGAAGTCCTTGATGAACTTCGGATTCGACTCCCGAACGATGGCGCTGATCGCGTGTCCCTGTTCGTGGAACATCCAGTTGGGCTCGCTGGCGCTCTTGGTGCGAATCATGTGGGCGCCTGGCAGGTAGTGAGCTGGATTCTTCGCGCTGAGCTGCTCTTTCGTTTGCCGCGTCAAGAGCGGATCTAGAGCTCGTCCGAGCTCCTCGGCAATGCTTCGGACTCCGTATTTCATGCCCTTCGGGTCGCTCTTGATTCGACCAACGATCTTTTTCCCGCCTCGGGTGGTTGGCAAATCTGTAACCCACTTCGGCGGGATCTTTCGCGTGATGCCCGGATCCACACCCGATTGTGGGTTCGCGTTGTGCGTGTCGAGCTCCATCTGGTCCCCTGGGACACCCTTGACCGTGTCGAGATCGTGTCCAGTTATCCCCTCTGGGGTTGTTCGCTCGGTCGCGGTGTAGAGCGAGAGCTGACGATCATTGGGATCGACGATCTTCGACCGTGGGCCGGTGGTGCTCATCGAGCTCGTCGCGTCGGGCTTCGGCGATACAAACTCCTGTGCGTATCCCGTCGCCTGCTTCGATGGGCCTTTGCCCGGAGTAAACCCACTCGCGACGACCTCGGACCATCTCCCGCTGATCTTGTAAAACGACGGGGTCTTGATCCCTGGCTTTCCATCCCTCCCCATGTTCGCCACTTGGAGAGAGACTGTCGGATTGTCGGTTCTCTGCATGATGCGGGCTGATTTTTCGAGAATCTCCGGCGAGATCATCCCGATCGGAGTTGCTCCGTCGGCGACTTCGATTGAGACGCTCCCGATGTCCCTGGACATTGCGCCGAACCCGAGAGATCCGTCCGGGTTCTGGAATACCACGGCCGCAGCGTCGGATTCGTCGGTGACAATCTTGAGCTTCTTGGCTGCCGCGACCAGGGATTGAGGGTCGATGTCCTCAAACACCACGGATCCGCTTATGTCTTTGAAATACGGTTCAGAATCGGGGACACTGAGCCCTCCGAAGTCATTTTTCTTGAGCGTCGAGGATGCCTTGTCGATCTCATAGAGACCGTCGGGCGCCCATCCGTTGACGGCTTCCGCCGATCCGAATGCACCAATGTCCAACCGAACAACCATTCTCGCACCTAAGAACTCGGCGGACTGTCCGCCCTTCGAGACCTGGACCATTCCGTCCTTAGCTCCGCCAGTCTGCCCGATGACCTTCCCGATGTCCTTGAGAACCTGAGACGGCTTGGTCGCTGGTTTCATAACCGGGATTTTGGTGCTCTTTGGGAAGCTCGGAGACTTGTATTTCGATGGTTTTGCTCGAGCGATTGCCTCCATCTTCTTGACAACCTCCCCGATCTTCTTACGGTTGGCGCGGAGCTCTTTTGGGGCCAACGGCTTTTCCTGATCGCTGGTCTTTCTCGCCCAGACTCGGGCGTCGTCCATGCCGGTCTCGACCTCCTCATAGTTTTTCGCTAGATATTCTGCGTTTTTGGCGTCGAGCTCTGGATCTGCTGATCTTCGTTTTGAAACAGATTCGCCGGCGTTGCCCCCTTCGTCTGCTCGATCGCCTGGAGCGTTTGACTCTGGTTGGTCTGCTGGCTTGCGAGCGGGTCCACTGGATCCTGTTGCTTCATCACTGGCTCCTCCAAACTTGACGGCCTGAGTCTCTCCAAAGAGCTCTCGGATCCGCTTGATGTTCTCGCCTCTTGGCGACATGTCGGTATCGATCGGGATCTGCACGACTACACCGTCATGCCCCCTTTGCTTGATCTGATTGGTGAAATCTCGCATATACGCATTGCGGGAAGCGTTATCGAGCGGGATCTGAGCCCCTGTTATCTTCGTGATGTCGCTCGGGTTCTCGATGACATATGGATTGTCGAGCTGGAGATTCGTCCGGCTGACATTGGGACCATACGCCTCCGCTGCGGACTTCGTTGTAGCGACATACTGACCAGGACCCAGAATCGGACCCTCCGCGCCGTCTGCATATACCGCCGATGGATCAGCTCGACCGGATCCGGTGAACCCCATAATCCCGAGCTTCGAGCCCGTCTTTGGTCGCAAGGATGGGGATCCGAAGTAGTTTTCGGGGCTCGCTGTGAAGTTGACGCGGAGATTCGGATTTGTCGCACCACCAGCTTTCGATTCTGGCGGTGTATTGGCGGCCTTTGGAGTCTTGGGCTTCTTTGCTGCTTTCCGGTTATACTCCTCGATGCTCGATTTGACAGTCCCGTCAAGGTCTGGGATTCGGAAGATCAACCGTCCAGACTTGTCCACCTCTGGATCGCCGGCGCCGATTGCGAGCATCGTCTCGCGGAGCTGCTTCATCTCGGCGGACTTCTCCATCTTCTTCGGAGCGGTGAATCGATATGTCCACTTTGGCGCATCGATCGAGCTCTCCCCTCTCATCTTCCGCCACTTCCCGATCTTGGTCCCGTCGCCCGACACCTCGAACGCCTCGAGGACTCGGGGAACCACCTCTTGCACCTTCTGACTGTCCCTAATGCGGAGCGGGATCAGATTGATCGGTCCTCCAGGTATGTCGATGATGTCGGCATCCATCGCGACATTGTGCTCATTGATCGCTCTCTTGAGCTTGGGGATAACCGTATCGACCCAGCTCTCCAGGATCGCGTCTGCAAAGTCCTCCGAATGGATGTCCTCGGGTAGAAAATCGTCAAGATAAATACCCATCTCGCCAACGATGTCCTCGAGCGCACCCTCCGCGTTCATCGCTGCCACTTCTGGAGCGTTATCGATGTCGATATAGTCCTGATTCACTCTCTGGTATCCGTAGAACTTCTCGAGCGTGATCGGTTCGCGGGCGTTGATCTCGAGCCCGTCGATGATGTTCGCGATGACCTCCATACCCTCCGCCTGGGTCCAACCGTTTTCGGGATCGAACTCCATTTCGAATCCGCTTTCCCTGGCGAACTTCTCGGCGCGTTTGATCTTCGCTTCTCTGGTGGCGATTTCGTCCTCCAGATCGGGAGTGATCCCCTTCTGGGCTCCGCTTGCACCTTTGGGCTTGGATTCCGCCGGACCAAACCCCTCGGGTGTTCGATCAATGATCTCGGTCTTGGGCTTCTTCTCGCCGTCAACCGTCTTTGCGAGCTTCCGCAAGTGCTTCGGTAGGTTACTGAGCCCCTCCTGTTCAGCGTACCACTCGGGGACATACGCGGAAATCTCCGTCTCACTGTTTGCTCGAGCTGCCAGAACCCGACGGGCGCCGTCAGCGATGAAGAACTCCCCGGATCCGTCGGCTGATGGCCCGCCTGCGATTGGTGGGCGTGTCGCTGCGCTCTGCTCCCGGTACTTCTCAACAACCGGCGTCGGATCTACAACCTTATCGTGAACCTTGAGACCCTCGATCGGGATCCTCACCTTGACGAACTCATCCCCGCGATGGTCGATGTTCTCCAGATTGCTGCGCTGGAACTTCGTATAGTTTTCTTTGCTTCCTCCGTCGGCCGTGGGCGCCTCGATCTCCGCGAGCTTGTCGATACTGACGCGACCAGGGAAGTCATTGGACAAGCGGCGGCGTTCATCCTCAACCTGCGCGAACACCCGTTTCATGTCCTTAGCGTCCTCTGGACTGAGCTTGTCGAGATTCGACTTTCCAATATCGATCTGCTTCTGACTCATCCGGCGGACGGTTCGGACGATCTCATCATCCCTCTCGGAATCGGGTTTCGAGCTCGCTTTGCCGCTCTCCCGCTCGAGACTCGGTCCATACATCTCTTCAAGCTCTTTATCAGCTTTTTCGGACTTCTGGCGGCGTTGCTCGGGCGTGAGCTCCTCGTTTTGGGGATCTTTGACAATCCCTCTCTTCTTGCCTTCCGCATCAAGGGCGCCACGCTCGGAGAGAACAAGATCGATCGCGTCGAGCTCGGCACCCTTCGCGGTCTTGTATCGCTCCCGGAGCTCCTCATCGGGGACAGACTCCAGCTCTTTCGCGATCCGCTCGGTTTCGACGACCCGCGCGTCCTGGTCGGCGTTGTTCTTCTCTGCGCGGGCTTGCTTCTCTGCGTCTGTGAGTGGCTTCTCTGGGGCCTTGAGGATTCCGCGTTCGATTGCCTCTTTCTCGATGTCGGAGAGCTCCTGGGGGGCCTCTCCTCTGTTCTGCTTCGCCTCCGCCTTTCGATTCTTGAGCTCTTGGATCTGAGCTGTTCGAGCAACCGCCAATCCACCAAGATCGATCCCCTGCGCCGTCGCGATTTGTTCGACTTCGCCTACGGTGAGCTTTCGGCCGATCTTCTTCCCTGCCATGTCGAGACTGTCCACGAACTTTCGTAGCGTTGTGGATAACTCCTGTCCATCCGATCCTTGAGCTGCTGCGTAGCTGATCGCCATATCAATCTGCTTCGTCGCCTCCTTTGGAACGCGGGCGCCGATTGCTCTGGAGATTGAATCGAGACCTCGAGCTGCGCGGTCGAATGCAACACCCATGACAACACCAGTACCCGCGCCCGTGAGTGCGCGTGATGTGATTTCAACGGGTGACGCGCCCTCTCCGCCTGCGACGATCCCCTCAGCGAGTCCATTGGTGAGAGCTGCGTCGGTCGTATTCCACACCAGCGCCCCGGCTGCCTGAGCGGTTTTGAGCGAGAGACCTTGATTCAAAAAGTATTTACTGAGTCCGTGGGTCGCGATGGTCTCGAGCGTCGCGCGGGCTCCCATCTTCTCGGCGACCGCGACGGGTGTTCCTCGAGCGACCAGGTCATCGACATACTTCCCCTTCTGCAATGCTGTGATCGGCGCCTTTGCGACACCCATCGAGATCGCGAAGAACACTGGATCTACAAACCCGCCGGTGAACGAACCGGCGAGCGATGTCACTGGATGCTCCTCGTATGCGGTCTGAGTCATCTTCTCGAGAATGTCCTTGTCCTTCGGAGTGGTGTACCCAACCCCTGTGAGACGGCCGATTCCCCGGATTGTGGATAAAAACGCATCCGTCCCAGCGATCGAGAACGCATCCGATTTCGTCATGTTCGCAGCATCGGCGCGAATGAACTCGTCTAGAAGCGTGTCGTAGGGCGTCGTGTTGACATCCGCAGCTCCGCCATTCTTCATAATGTTCAATCGAGCCATTCCCAAGCCCATCGCCTTCCCGAACTCGCCTTCGGCGTTCAGGATCTCGATCTCTTGCCCGAGACGATCCACGACTTGCTTATTCGCCTTCGAGTAGTCCCAGCCCGCCTCATTGAGCTCTTTCCCGATTTGCTCGTCGGTGCTCCCGTTCGCCCAAAGCTCGACAATCCGTTTCGCGAGATCGTCGCCATTGGAGACATCCGCGAGACTCCCCTCGGCGGTCTGCTTCTGGATAATCTGCCTCAATGCACGATCGCCAACCGTCTCAACCGCCGATCTTCGGTCCTCGGGGCTCGCATTCTCGTCGGCGAGCGTGTTTCTCGCCATTTCCATGAGAATATCGTCCGCGACATCCTCCGATGGATCCTTCGCCATTGGGAGCTGCCCCTCGTCGGCAAACCCGACCAGAAGATCGGCGGCCAATCGCTCCGAGCTCCCAGCGTTCTTGTCGATAAAGTCACGCTCCCCATGCTTTTTCGCGTATGCCCGCTGCTTCGCCTCCCGTTCGTCCTGGGTCGCGCCCTCTCCGCGATACTTGGGCGCCGTGTCGGGGAGAACCCCATCGAAGATCCAATCTGAAAATCTGTTCCACGCTGAACGCTTGTCCTTCCCGATAACTTCGGGTCGGTCTCGCATCGCGAAGTCAACGCCGCGCACCAATGGTGACGCGCCGATGAGTAGATCCTCGAATGGGTCGCTGAGTCCTGGGAGATCGATCGAGTTTGTTGGTTGCTGGCTCATGTGAACAGGATAATCCGAACAGCGACATCGCCGGCGTCGTCCGCGTTTTCATTTTTGGCTGTGATGGTGTCGATGACCTCGTCGAGCGTGTCGATGGAGTCCCCAATGTCGTCGGCCGAGAGCACAAACGGGGTCTCTCTGCGAACAGCAAACGATGAAATACCCGTCCCTGAGCCCTGAAACTCAACCGTGACAACCGGGACAGTCGCGTCATTGGCGTATGTGTCATCTGGGTCAACGATGATGATCGCCGTTGTGAATGTGTCGATGGGTGAAGTCGCAGCGCTCCAAAGGATCGCGGTCCCGTTGTTGTCTGCAACCGTGACAATCTGATCGTGCTTCTGAGCTCCGATCGTGCGAGTCGTGTTACGAACAACGCGAACCTTCTCCCCTCCGACCGTTGCGGAAAAGACGGTGTGAATGCTCAATGTCGCCATTATGTCCTCCTCGGGGGCTTATCCCCCTTGATCTACTGCTCGATCTGGTCTGCGCTGTCGCCTGATCTGCGATTGGGACGGGAGCGGCTCGCCGCCGAACTCCTGTTGTGCTCCGGTCGGGATCTGGCTCTGCATGTTCTCCATGATCGCATCCTGGGCTTTCTGGATGAGCATCTCGGACATGCGACGGGTCTCGTCGTTCTCGCGGATGTACTGCCCGATCTGATCGACGGTGAGCCCGTATGAAGTCGCTGTCGTGCTGATGATCCCGCTGAGTAGCTTCCGCTTCTCGCCCATGTTGAGAGCTCGGCCCTCTTTGTCCTGCATCGCCTGGAGCTTGGGTCCAAACGCTGAGACGATCGATTCGAAAGCCGCAGGCGCTTTGACCTTCATTTCGGTATCCGCGAGCTCCGCATCTCTTTCGTCAATCATCCTGACGGCCTCATCACTGACGCCGGCTTTCTTGAGCTCGTCGCGATACTCCCGGAGCTGCGCACGATCCGAGATTGTCGAGACCACCGCGTCAAGCTGGGTTCTCGCTGCGAGCGCGTCCATCGAGAGCGGATCGTCATCATTGGGACCGCCGTATTTGTTGGTCGATTCTTGTTGATCCAGGTATGCAGCGATGTCGCCGAGATTCCCCTGTTCGATCGATCGACGGAACAATCGTTCTTGGCTCGATTTGGGCTGGAACCCGCTTTCAATGTCGGTTTCGTCGGCTTTTGTCCTTGTAGGTGAAACGATCCCGATCTCTTTGAGTAGCGTCTCGGGGATGGTTTTCCCGTTCATAAACTGCTCACGCGCATACTCGTATGTCAAATCCTTGTCTTTGTCTTTGTACGCAGCATCCAGCGACGCCAAGAGCCCCGCGGACTCGGTTTCTCTTGCGACCCGTTTCCGCTCCGCAACCGATTCGATCGTCTGCTTGTCCTTCTGGTCCCGCTCGTAACCCTCGATGATGTCTTGGATGTCGGATCGGCTTGGTCCGCGAGACCCTCCTCCACCGCCGCTCTGCCTGCTTCTGGATCGCTCGAGGTCCTCGAGTGCGCGGATCCGGGTGAGCTCCTCCCGAGCTGCGAGACGATCAGCGATGAAGTTGGCGTCGATCTGCCGTTGTTGCTGCAATCGCTGGGAGCGACCGAGCGCGAATCCCGCGTCGTGCGACCCTTGACCGAATACTCCAGCGTCTCCATATGTGCGAACAATCGGCATTTCGACCTCCTAGTTGCCTTTGGTCCCGAGCAATCGGCCTGTGCGGGTATCGTATACATAATCGCCATTGATCCGCATATTTGGGTTCATAAACCAAGTTGTCCTCGGGATCCGTGGGAGGTTGTCGTCGCCCTCCGAGTAGTTTGGCGAAGAACCCTGTGCGCCCTGCTGGAGATCCTCGACGCTCTGATTTGCGAATGGATCCGTCCCGTTGGGATTCGTGACGCTGTAGACATCGGATCCGCCTCCGCCTGATCCTCCTCCTCCGCCAGCGCTCCCCCCGAATCCTCCAGACCCAAACGGATCGATCGGACCGTCTGGACGATTCACGCCTCCGAAGTTGTACCCTCGTCCACCCTGGGCGCCTTGGCCTTGCCCAAGCTGATTCAGAAGCGCCATAATCGTGTTCATGTCTGGACCGAGATCCGTCACACGCTCGAGCACGCCGGCTTTCTGGAGAGCTACATTGGTATCAATGTTGTTCTGTTCCCGGACAAGCCCCTCACCCTCGCGCCGGCGCTGCGAATCGAGAATCGTCGTATTGAACAAGCCCCGATCCATGAGTGACTGATCGCCCGACGCGGTCCGCTCTGCGCTTGCTCGCCCTGCTTCCACCTTCGCGGCCTCCCCTGTTCCTTCGAGAAGTGCGAGGATCTGGTCGAGCCGCTCCTGGTTAGCTGCGTTTGCTGCATCGGTCCCCGATCTCAACTCGTCGAGGATGTCTTGTACTGAGGTCATCGCTGCCCCTCCTTTGTGCTTTACGGGGTGATTCGTCGGCGTAGCTTCACGAACAAGATACCATCTGCGAATGATCCCGCCGAATGGACACAAGTAATATTCATCCCGTTCGTTGTGCTCGCATCGACATCGATATTCAAAGTCGCGCTCTTGGTCATTTCTGTTGTGAGTGTCATCGTCGCCAGGATCGTGTTACCCATCCGAAGCTCAATATCTCCAGACCAATCGAGGTCTGATTTGAACTGCATCCCAATGACTTTACAATCCTCGGTGACGGGGTATCCGTGGGGCCTCGCCGCTGTGACAGATCCAACAGGTCTGATGATGAAGTTTCCAATCGGATACGCGGTCGATGTGTTCTGCCCGTAGTGGTATGTGTACACCTCTCCGAGCCAGCTTGTCCCGTCCCAGACGAACGAATCGACCAGGTCGGTCCGAAAAAACACCTTTCCGACATAGAGACCCGTCGTTGGGAACGCGGTTCCTGATGCGTCGTCCAGCGCGAGACCCGTCGAAGTGAGCTGGAGTCCGCCGGATGACTGAACCGTCGCGCCGATCCCGGTTGCATCGAGCTCGAGGCATGGATTGGTGTCGCGGAGATCGATGGACAATCCGGTCGATGTCTGCGTGAGCCCGCTTGATGATGCGGTCGTGACGCCGATCCCGCTTGCGACGAGCTCGAGGCATGGGGTGGTGTCGCGGAGATCGATGGTCAGCGCGGTTGATGAGAATGCGAGTCCTGAGATCGTCGCGAGCTTGACAGCTAGAGAGTTGTCGTCAACATCGTAAATCAACCCATCCCCGAACAGCGTTCCCGCGCCCACCGCAAGCTCCTGGAACTGGCGACGGTTCCGATTCGGTGTCCCTGATCCCTTGTCAATCGCCATTATCGCCTCCGATCCGTGGTTATTGCCATCATCGCGACCACTCGCTCGATGCACCACTGAGCCGTTGACGAGCTCGCTTCCAGACGGAGCTTGTGAGCCGCGCCCGCAGCTCGCAAGCCGATCGGAGTCTTGAACCCTGTTCCTGTGATGGTCCCAGACGCGATCTCAGATCCAACGGTTTGCAACCGGACTTCCTCCGGGGATCTCCCCGCGAACCATCTCCATGTGATTGTGTCTCCACCATCCCCGAGTACAAACTGGAGCTCTTGACAGATTGTTTCGGCCACGCCCTTTTGTGCTTCTGGAACGACGATTTCGACATGAGACGCGATCGCGGTCCCGTCGTCGCTAAAGACCGCGTCGTCCGGGCGCCGGACATAGCCGTCGTTGCATCCGATGACGAGGTTTCGATCGATGTCCAGGACTCCGGTAGTTTGCTCGATTGCCCACGGACCGAACCCGAGCGGGATCTGGTCGAAGAAGAAGCCGTCTGTTCGAGTGTCGTATACGAAGTGCGTTCCGAGGGTTTCGCCGTTCGATGGGGTCGCGTAGATCCTGACTGTCCGATCCGATGCTCGATACGCCATTTGGATCAAGTTGGAGTCGATGTCGAGCTCCTCGAGAGCTCGGCGGAGCTTGCGAGGTCCAACGGGCTCGGGCATGAACCCGCCCTTGAGCATCGTGTAGAGACCGCCGGCGCCGACGAAGTAGAGATTCCCGCGATCATCAAAGCAGTACGCACGCGGCCCAACGATCCCCGCTTCATTGCTTGCGATCTGGAACTGCCCACCATAGCCAGGATCACCCACAAGCACGCCTAGAGAGCGAGCCATGCCAAACAAGAGATAATCGTCCGCGAACGCGATCAAAGCTGTGATAGCGTCGCCTGGCTGCCCCACGGATCCGTTGTTTCCTGCAACTGCGCTGGAGACCTGCGGATCCGCTCCATAGTCCCAATCAAGCGGGTCGAGCGTCCGACTCTTGTACCAGATCGACGGATCCGAATCGGTCGCTGCGAGATACGCTGATCCTCGAAAGAACTGGACCAATCGGCATCCTGTGGGGAGCGCCCCATCGGTGACAAGACCCGCCCAATCTACCGAAGTGTTGTTTGCTGGGTTGACGATGATCTCATCATTCCCATCGACCGCGTAAAACTTCCGATTGAAGCTCGAGGAGGTCGGTAGCGGGTTGACGAGTACGGATCCGGTGACATCAACGAGGGTGAGCGTGTTCGTGTCCCCGATCTGGACCTTGTCAACGCTATAAACCGCCATTTTGTTCTTCACATTTGAGACATTGATCGTTGGAGCTTCTTCGCCCTGGACAATGTCGGATCGACCGATGAAAGACTCGACAAAGCTGGTTCCACTCGCATCAATCCCGCCCGAGACCCCGACGCCGTTGTATTGAGCGAGAGCCGTCCCGATCTCGGTTGTCCATGATCCCAGAGCCGTCGGATCGATGGTATCAACCAGGATTCCGTTCACATACACCAGAAGTATGCTCCCGTTATCGGTGATTCGATAGTTTCCGCCGGCATGAAAGTACGCATGATTGAATGTCCCTGATCCGAGGTGGGTCGCGACATTGTCCACAAGTGCAATAGCGTGGTATCCCGCAAAAACGACCATTTTCGTCGTTGCGTTCACATTCCCATTCATCTTGATAATCAGACCGTTTCGGCCGTCTGTTGACGCTCTAAAGATCGGGGATCCGATGTCGTTGGACCCCGCGACATTGGCAGGATCGGCGCTGAGAGCGAGCCCGTACCCCTGTGAAGTGTCGTTATATAGAGCGAAGTTGTTTGTTTCCGGGAATGCCGCATTGCCTGGGTTTGGGTTTGTGACCGAAACCGTGTTCCCGCTATCGTCCACCGCGAGCCAGTTTGGATCCGTCGCGCTCGTCGGACCCCCAGCCGTGACGATGAGTGTTCCGACGCTGTCACGCTCCACGCCGACGAATGAGCTCGGAAGATAATATTGGTTCGCATCGATCGGATTCGCTGCGGTCGGATCGATGGATGAGAAGATCGTATTGGCGGGCGGGTGTAGCTGGGTGAGGGATACGCTCTTGACGGTTCTCGCGTTGTCGATCCCCGCCCCCGTTGCCTGGGGCTTGACCCCGACCCCCCCGCGCCTGCCTGTGAGTGTCGTTGTGTATGAAAGCGTCTCGTTGATGTCGGCGGCCGCTGTCAATACTCCCGACGCCGTGAACACCGCTTCAACTGATCCCCCGTCATTGGTGAGTGCGATGGTGTAGTCGCTCGAGGTTCCCGTCCCGTCGAGCGTGAGATCGCTACTCGTCGCCTTCTGGGTCAAGACGAAGTCGTCGTATTCGTAGATTCTCGCCTGGATCGTGTTGGATCCGGTGACGATGAAGCACGCGAAGATACCAACTGCGCCGATGTTCGAGACCGCCAGGACGGGACCGACATTGGAAACCTGCCCCGCTGATCCATATCCGTCCAAGCTGGTCGATGCGGTCCGATCCGCCGTGATGACCGCCGTAACACCGACCGCATTATCGAGGAGGTACGCGGAGAGGATGAGCTCCATGTCGTCATCGTCGCCGCTGTCGAGGAGTAGATTCCCGCCACTGATTGAAAAGTTGGAATGATCCAACGGATCCCCTGCCGAGTTGATCCTGACCGGATGCCAATCATCCCCAAGATCCGTCGGGTCCGCTGTGGATTGGGTAGACCAGTCCTCAGCGAGCGCAACGGTTCCAAACTGGTTCGGATCTGTAATCGAGGTCGCTTCTGTCAAGACATCGAGACCCTGAATCCGCCGATTGTCCTCGGATCCGCCCTGGGTATCAAAGAGCTTCGAATACCCCTCCCGAGAACCCCCGCCAAGCCGATCGCTTGACGGGGGGAACGCGCGGACATTGAGGAGCTCGTATGTCGTCATCGGGAGCTGCTGTCGCGCGGGCAACGAACGATCTACCCCAGAGAGCGGGAAAGCGAGCTCGATCGGATTTGGTGTCTGCTGTGGCATGTGGATTATGCGTCCAGGTGAATCCACCAAAGTTCGATCTCGGTCCCTGCTTTGGCGATGAGATTGGTTGTTGTTCCAGTCGCAAACGCGGTAGCAGCGTTGAGATACAGAGCTCCAGACACCCCAGACGCCGGAACAAGTGTTCTTGCGTCGTCATATGTCGCGAATGTGAGGACCGATCCCGCCGTGATGTTCCCGAGCGCCGGAGACCCACCCTCGAGGATGTTCTCGAATGTCGATGTCCCTCCGAGCACCGCGACGGCACCAGTACCGACAACGGTTCCGAGACCGATCTCGCCGGCTGTCGTCGTCATTGCTGTATCCGAAAGCGTCAATCGACCCGCGATCCGAGACGCGACGGGTACAACTTTCCCCGCGGGGAAGTCGAGCAGCTTCGTACCGCCACCCTTCGACGCCGCGGCTGCGGCTCCGCTGATAACGATCGTGTCGGATGTGAGAACGATCTTGGTGTGGATAACTCCACCTTTGGCGACATGCTCAACAGTCGCTCCAAGCCCCTCGGCTACTTCGTTGACCAGGCCGATCCGATCCGAATCGACGATTCGTTGATCTACTGGGTTCGTTGATGTTGTCATTGTTCAGTGCTCCTATGTGTTGATTGGAAGCCAGATCAAAACCAGCTTCGTCCCTTTGAGAATCTTCGCCCCGTTCGATGGTGCGAGTGCTACATAAACCAGATTGAGGTACATGGTCGAGAACGAAACGACCCCAGACGCCCCATATGTGTACAGCTCGATTATCCTTCGCGTGTCGGTTCCCGTTGCCAGGAGTGACTCGCTTGGTGCATGAAGATCATCGACCGAGCTCGAGGATGAACCGAGAGAGAATCCAAAGATACTCGTCACCGCCGGGATCTCGAGCTGAACATTCCCAACGAAAGTCGCCGCCTTGATAACCGCCCTTGTGGTCCGACCAAGTCGAATCATGGGGATTGGGACATCGCGACGGCCGCTCGTTGGTCCCGCTAGATCGAAATCTTTGGTGAATGTGAGCACCGAACGAACGAACCCGCCAGCGACATGCGTTGTTTCAGATTCGATCGATGGATTCGATAACGCAGTAAGCCCAAGTCTCGAGACCTGGGCGACATGCTCGTCAATAGACGCGAATCGATCGGACGACGCCATTGTTTACGCCTCCGCGATCGACCAGTAAATATCGATGACAGCTCCGCTCTTGATGACGACATCCGCCGCCGATGCGACATTGCCCCAGGTTGAAGCGAGGTTCAAGAAGCACGACGCCGCCGCCGAGAATGTCCCGACGCTCGCGGTTCTCAGGGTTCCGCCAGCTTTGACAGCGAGATCGTTCCCCGCCGTCATGTTCCCGAGAGCTGGTCGGGCGCCCTCGAGGATGTCCTCGAATGTCGATGTCCCGCCGAGCACCGCGACGGCACCAGTACCGACGACGGTTCCGAGCCCAATCTCGCCGGCTGTGGATGTGAGATCCGAAACCGATGTCGAGAGCGTTCCCTCGATTCGAGCGTTGAAGATCGTAATGTATCCCGCTGGGAAGTCGAACAGCTTTGCGCCCCCGCCCTTCGCCGCATTATCGACCGACGAGACGAGCGTGAGATCAGCACCGAGCACGACCCGAGTATGGATCATGTTCATCTCGGCATTGCTGACAAACTGGTCGGTCCCAGAACGATTCAGAACCAGGTCATTGCATGAGGTTCGGGATGGTGTGTTTAGCGCCCCGTCGATGAGTCGCTTTGTTTCTAGTGAGTGTGGCATCTGTATCTCCTTTGGTGTCAAGTGGGTGGATTTATACGGCTAAAGGGCCTTCGGGCCTGCGCCGTCCTGCTTCTCGCCATAACGCTATGGGATGGTCGCCCATGATTCTGCTGCTTCCCCGCATCGAGGATAATGAGTCGCTGAATCTCTCCAGTCGGTCCAAACAGAGCTTGATTCTCGTATGGATCCGTCTTGTTCTCGATGTCCCACGCAAAGGCGTTTGCGAACAGCATCAAGGAACGCTCCCAGTCGCGGGGGATGACCGGCACGCGGTCCGGGTCCTCGGATTCGAGGTCAACCCACTTGCTCCGGTATGCGAGCCGGAGATCGGATCGAGCGGACGCTGGAGTAGGCCAGACCGGCGCTTGGTTCTCGACGACCCCATCTTCATCCGTCAACCCCTCGGATCCAGATTCGAACGCGATAAACAGGTTCAGGGAGTCGTAGTTGTCCCACGCTCTCCGCATCGCTATGTCCTCGATGCTCGTCAAGTGAATAGAGATCGGGGATCCCCCAACGCTCGTCACGCTGAGAACCGCCCCGAAGTCCGCCGGGAGATCGACATAGTCTTGACCCGCAACCAGCTCGAGCACCTTCCCAGACCTTGTTTTCCATGTCCATTCATGGGCATTGACAAGCGCCCGCCCCGCGTCGTTGAGCGTGTCGATGAGCTTGTGCCTCGAATCCGGCGTCTTGCCCAGCGAGTGACCCATCATGTCGAGATAATCCTGAGTTGTCCGCATGATCTACCTCCATTGCCCGAAAAAGCACGATCGAGCTTCCCCGACCGTGCTTTGGATTTGTCCGATTAGCCGGAGATCGTTCCAGCTCCAGGGATACCGCCCCACCAAATCCCTCGTTTGGTAGTTGCGTCACCATCAGAACCGGAAGCGGCTGCATCTTCCAACCATGTCCCGAGAACTCGGTTTCCGGTTGTCCACGCCTCCGCGTCGTGCTGACCATTGAGGATCGCGATACCGTCGCCGGCATCAACATCAGTGGTCGCGACATCGTCGTCACGCGCCGAGATTTCCGCCATTGGTCCGCTTACGAGCCATTCACCGATCTTGTTGTCCGCGACGGTGTCATCGAGGAGCACATACATCGGGAAAGTGGCGAGCCCTGCCGTCGCTGGGACGACGAGATTCGCGAGGACATTGGCTTCATCCCCGAGAACGATGCTTGTGGTCTCGGTCGCGGTCATCAGAAGATCCGCCATGAGAATGTCGCCCTTTTTGCGGGTTGCCCCTGAGCGGTTGTATGCCTTGATCGTTTGGCGTTCGATGGAATCGCCTACGCGAGTGATATTCTTGCTTGACATTGTGTGTTTCCTTTGGTTGGGAGCGAACGGATCCGCCCCGAGTCGTGTTGAAACGGCCCCGGCGCGTAGAGCTCACACCCTACGCGCCGGCACCAGACCAGGACGGTGATTAGGCAGCGAATCCAACAGGAGTCACGATACCTTGACGCTGACGCGAGCGACAGAACCAGTTGTAGTAGGTGTTTTTGTAGACAACCCAGGAGAACGGCTGCTTGACATCGTTCATCGGATTGGTGGATTTCATGTACCGTTTCGAGTGGTAGATCGGGTACAGGAACGAGAAGTTGAGGAAGTAGTATCGCGGAGCTCCATCGGCCCAAGCTGACGGAGTCGTCGATGCTGCTTCTTGATCGAGAAGCGCCGTATCCAGCGTAGAAATGTACTTCACCGGGACACCCGAGTAGGTCGGGTCGTTGTACGCAGCATCCTGCGGGGTGACGGTGCGGTCATTCAGAGCTCGGAGATTCGCTTTGTACTTCTTGACGCCGTCTTTGTTGGTCAGGATTTTCATCTTGTTCAACATGTCGTTTTCGAAGTAGTCCGACGCGGTTTCCGGGCTCTCAAATCGAACGCTCAACCACATATCATCGAACGCCGCGACGATGCCGTCGAGCTCGTCGAACGGATCCGCCGAGTTGTATCGGGAAATCTTGTTTCTCCAACGATCCTCCAAGTCAGGATCGACGCCCATGATATTCGTGAATCCGGGCCAGTGGTGATCCGTCCCGATCTCATCGATGAACGCAGGAATCGAGTATGGGACCTCCCCGGCGGTCGCTTCCATATTGGACGCGCTCGGGAATGCCCAGACAGCATCTTCCATACCGTTGAATGTCGAAGTGTTGCACGCTTGTTTCTTGGACTTGAGCAGCTTCTTGTAGGTGGCTTCCTGGTCGCCTTCGTTGAGCTCGACCTCCTCGTCCGACCAAACATAGTACCCGACCGCAAAACGCCATTGGACCGAGATTTTGGTCATGGTATCGGTTGCAGTTGCGTTCAAATCTTGGTACGGAACATAGAACTGGAAAGATCCGTTGTCCGTGAGCTGGATCATGTCAACGAGCGAAGAACCGCCCTGCATCAACTCATCATCTCCGCGTCCGCGCTGAGCTGATTTGAGGATATAGGTGTTCTTGACGGCTTCATTGAGAATCTTGGTTGATGGGGTGATGACCTTCTGATCGGTCGCAATAACAAAATCTTGGAAAGTGGTAAGTGCTGGCATTGTTGGCCTCCGGTATCGGCGGCCCTGCGTCGCTTTAGTCAGCTCTCGGGATCTTCGAGATTCGGCGATTGACTTGCTCGGGGTCCAACCCTTGAACCGTCAGCAGCTTGTATGAGAGGGACTGGATTTGGTCCTCGGTCATTGGCTGCGTTTCGGGGTCGATGTCGGTCGAGTTGTCAATCTGTCCGTTTCGCTCGGAGCGGTTGCTGTCTAGGAGTCGTTGCTGGGCTGCCTGTTCTCGTTCAGCACCTAAGCAAAGTTTACACGCATCTTCGAACGCTTCTTCCGCCGTGGTATAGGCGTTGCTCGCTGCGAGTGTCTTGGCTTTGGCGATGACGCTGTCGAGCTTCGCTTGATCCTTGAGCTCTGGGAACTCGGATTTCGCTTGCTCAACGACGGCCTGGAATCTCACCCGGACGATCTCATTTTTGAGATTGTCCCTTTCCTTCACCACATCCCTGTATCTTGCTTCGGCCTTCGATCCCAGCTCGTCGTCATACTCGCGTACTTCGTTGAACAGGTCATCGGCGTCGGTCTCGGATACTTCGGTGGCGTCTGCGTCGTTTGGCTTCTTTCCAGTCTCCGAGAATCGTCGATCGATCGCTGCCTGAGCTTCCGATCGCTTCGGCCCCATCTCGAGGATTGCATCCTCGCTAAGAGCGTCTAGATTCTTTTCTGACCATCCATCCCTCAAAAGGGAACGCCGCGCGATCGCTAGATCGGTCCGCCGCTGATCGTCCCCGGATTTCGAATCCGGCTTTGATGCTGCGTCGGTGGTTCCAGTGGCCTCCTCGGGAGTGTCCGTTGCGTCTGCCTTTGAATCCGTCTTGTCATCTTTGAATGGTGCGTTGAAACCCTTGTTGACGACTTTGGGGTCGGCTCCGGTTTCGAGTTGCTTGAAAGCAAGTGATGAACGCTCATCGATGGACATCCCATCCGCGACTATTGCCGCAGGATCGGCGGATTGGCTGGTTTCTTCAATGGTTCCTTCGGGTGTTGCCACTGGTCAAACTCCAGAAACGAGAGGGTGATCGGACCGTCCGACTCCTCCGCTTTCGTTCATAGCATATCGGGATTGTCGCCGGTATGCCAATATGATGATTTTTTTATGAGAACGCTACGGCTTTGTTGACCCACTCGGTCATGTTCTCCGTGGAGCTTCCGAAGTCTCCTAGATCCGCTTCCATCGCTGATTTGATCGCGCCTGCGACACACTCGAGGATCGGTTTGAGCTTCTCTGGTCGAGGGACATTGAGCCCCATCGTCCTCGAGCATCGTCCGCCGCTGTCTCGAAACTTGATCGTGAACCCAAACGGCTCCGTCACAAGCGCACGGCCCGCCGGCGGATCTTTCCAGGTGATTCTCGCGATCGGCTTCTCATCGTCATCGATGGTGATCGAGAGCTCATTATCTCCCGTCTCGGTGGAGAAGATCCCCTCGATTGCTGCGATCGGCTCGAATGCGGGGCTCTTTTGGAGCTTCTGGATCGGAGTCCCCGCCGGAAGCGGTGGATGCTTGCCGTCGCCCTCCGGGTCCTTGACCTTCTCGTTTGAATCATCTTCGACCTTCTCGTTTGAATCATCTTCGACCTTGTCGTTTGAATCATCTTCGACCTTGTCGTTTGAATCATCCTCGACCTTGTCGTTTGAATCATCCTCGACCTTCTCGAGCTCCTCGGGTTGCTCGGGTTCGGCCGGCGCTCCGATGGATTTGTAGAGCTGGTCGATATGGCGAAGAATCTGCGTGGACATTGGTTGCTGATAGATCCTCGCGTACTGATGCACGCCGACGGGGGTATCGTCGTCGTCATCCACGACCAGGACATTGTTCACATAGAGAATCGGAGACTTGCCGATGCGGATGTCGAGCGAGTGATCGGAGAATACCGCGACATTGAAAAGCCCTTCTTTTGCTCCGTATCCAGTGATGATCCCAGCTCGCGGGATGTCGGGTCGCGCCCACTCCATCGTTGTAACATGTACGGGACAGTTGATTAGGTGCTTGCTGTGCTTCATTAGTTTCTGGCCTTCCATTAGTCGAGCTCCATTCCTGTTCGCGCCGCGTTGTTCCTGGCTGCTGCGTTGCTATCGATGATCGGCTGACCCACTCTATTCGTGATCGTGCCGTCCTTGTGCTCCATGACAGTATGCCGACCGATTTTCCTCGGGACCCCACCCGTCTTTCTTGGTGACGAGACCGAGACCGGGAGACCATCTTTCCCCGCTTTGCATACGAAATCGGGGATATTGAGACCTACATGCCCAGCTCCGTACACGCGAGACCAGACTCCATCCTCCTCGGAATGCTCATCATCGACGGGTATCCAGTTCCCCTCATCATCGAATCGAACAAACTCGGGCGGGGCATTGCTCATCGGCTCGACGATCTCCCGCTCCTCGCCGGCTGCGTTTGTGTATGGGTATATCGACATGCCCAAAGAATAACCCCCGATCGTGCATCATGCTTGATCGGGGGTCTTGTCAAAGGTCTATTTTGATTTGACGGGTGATTATCGTGATTTGCGAGTCTTTTTCACGGTTGATCCAGTCCGCCCACCCGATTTTTTGACGGTGGTAACTCGCTTCGTGGTCCGTTTGGTGCTCTTGGGTTTGCGTCGCCCACCCATTCCGCCGCCGCTTTCATAGTTCGCCATGTCTTGCTCCTTTGCTGCAAAGTGTGTTTCGGTTCATCTGTACCATACCAGACTCGACAAACGATGTCGAATCACGCGACCGCTGATCCTAAGAGACCTGCGAGCTCACCCGCACCCTCTCCGGTAGCTTGCCCCTGGGGAACGCCCGCCGTCGGGAGTCCCGCATCTACGCCAGCGCCGCCGCCTTTCGAGAAGAACGACGCGAGATCAACAGGGGGAGATCCATCGATCCCAGGAATGTCGCTGAGAGCTCCGGGTCCGTACTTGATCCCGAGCATCTGCATGAGCATCTCAAAATTGACATACTTGCGGCCGTCGCTGATATTGAGCTGCTGGAAGTAGTCGTCGAACAACTCGGGCCAGTTGATAAACGGGTATTGCATCATCATCGGAGCGGCTTTGGTGACGAGCATGAACGCGGTTTCCATCCGCTTCTGCAAGACCGCTTCATTGACTTGCTCCATGCTGTACGGCTCAATCTCGAGCTCGAGATCCCAGAAACTAAAGTCCTCTTGACCCTCCTGCTTGCCGCCGAAGAACAAGAGATCCTCCTCATCCTCGCCCTCCATCGAAAACGGAGATTCCGCCCCGATCCCGTTGAACACCATCTTCTCCGACTTCTCTTGACTGATCGGGAATACGATGTTTTTGGATTCGAACATGAGATAGGCGACATTCTCGAGGATCTGAATCACCGAATCCCGAATCTTGTCCTTCATCGACTGGACCCGACCCGACGACGCCGCGGCTGCCAGCTTCGACTCTGTTGCAGTTGCGTCCCCGGTGACGACGCCGCGTTGAATGTCGGTGAGACCCGATTGTCTGTCCACCTGTTCACGCAAACCCGCAACATAATCGAGCTGGGTCGCCGATGATCCGCCGAGCGAGACCTCCGCAAACGCATTCCGATCGAAGTTTGGGAGAGACGCGACTGTCCCATCCGCAAAATTTTTGATCGCATCGACGAGCGGGGCATTGGTTCCATCGACCAGGACGAGATTTCTTTGGGTGTCCGCCTGCCTGCGGAGCTGGTCGGAGTGTGCGTTGAGCTCCTCAACGATCTCCGCCGTCACGCAAAGGGGGGAGAGCGGATAGACCTGATCCGGGACGATGTGGAATCCGAACAGGATGTAGGGTCCTCGAGGGTGTCCGAAGTATCGGCGCGGCTTGCGTAGATACTTGCCCACCTTCTTCTTTTCGTCGTTGGTGGATGAGAACCCGATCGAATAAATCATCTGGGTCTCTGGGACGAATATCTCGGCCGTGATGACCTGGTCCCGGTCAACCGTCACCCCTAGATCGTGGATGTACTCCGCGAGGGTCGAGGATGCGATCTCATCATCCGGGCCTCCGAGAGCTTCGATCGCTGCCTTGTCATACTTGGGCTTCCCCTCGAAGTCTTTGGCGTTGATTAGATCGTCGCGGTCCCGAATCGATATATGCCCCATGAATCTCGCAAGCTCCGGTCGTTCTGCTGTCGGATCCATGAAAAATCGCTTGGGACTGATTCGCGTAAGAGCTGGTCTGAGAGGGGGGGTTTCCTTGCTCTCATACCCTGGCATTGGCTCCATCGTGATGAGCATCGCGCCGAACTTGAATACCGCATCGATGACCGACGGCTCTACCGTTTGTTTGAACTTCGTGTCTTTGATCCAGCGATTCAATCCATGCTTCATCGCTTTCACGACTTCGCGTTGAACCCTCGGCCGGCGAGACTTCACGGAAACCGCTGGATTGCTCGCCATGACGGACGGAACGATATTCACCAGAAACTCGAACTCATGTTTATCGATGGTCGGTCGTCCTGGGTCCCAATCCTCGCGGAAATACTTTCCTGCGTAGTTTGCGACTAGATCATCAAATATGACCGTGTGCAGCTTTCGGATATGGATCGCATTTTCGACTTCCATCCGCAGGTTATTCGGTTCGACATTCAGCATTTGAAGCTCCAACCTGGTCGGGTCAGTGAATCATACCGCTTTGGTGAGCATGATGGTGATCCGGCTCGGATCGTTGCGTGTGGGGCTGTATTGGCTTGCTTTCCACCTTCCGCCGAGCGTGAACGCGCTCGCAAGGTTCTCGGCGTACTGCAAGATCATTGCTTTCCCAAGCGGGACCCACTCCGAATCGATTTCGATCTCGATCCTGTTCGCTGAGAGCTCGTTTATCGTTGCCTGCGCCATGTCAACCTCCAATGCGTCCGAGTGATCGAGCTCGCTTCGCCGCCGGCGTTCCGGGTCTATACGGGCTCCGCGTCTCATCGTCGAACACTTCGTCGTGTCCCAATATGTCGCCGGCTGATCCCGACGGGTACTCGATTTGCTGTTGTGGGAAGTGATCGACTTCCCTGCACGCATGGAGAGCATACGCCAACGACATGACAAGATCGGGAGACCCTCCGCCCGCGAGCTTGACGACCATGTCCTCATCGAGCGAATCCTCGGGCTCAATGCTCGTTCTGGTCTTGAACTGGAGACGGGAGAGCTGGCTTATGCACTCCCCGGACCGGACCTCGATGTCGTCTTGGATGATCGCACGCCTGAGAGCTCGCAATGCTGGATCCGTGGTCCAGTTTCCCCGCTTGTAATACCCGAGCTTGTCCGTCACCGGCCTGTTTTTCTTGGTCTCGTCACGCTCGTAGAACTGGAATCCATAGCCAAAATCTTTGAGCAATCTTCGCAGTGATGGGAGTCCGAACTGTCGTTCCCCGAGCACGAAAGCCCCCCCGTAGAACATCGCCATGCCCCATAGCAGCTTGTCCGAGACCTCCCCGAGCGTCCCCTCGACCTCCGCAACTTGCACTTTCCTGGCGTCGGTGTTGTCGAGAACACACATTGTATCCTTGTCCCGCCCCTGAATGCCTAGAGCGAAGTCCGCCCCCAAACAGTATTGGCGGGCTGGATTGGGCTCCTCGTAGATCGAGATCCGCACGCCTGGGTGAGATTCTTCGAGGAACTCGAATCCGATCGCTTGCAACAGCTCGTCAGCTCTGAGATCGAGAATCGGGGGCATGTCGGATCTTACCAAATAAAAGCGGTCGCGAACTGCAAAGAGATCGCGACCGCTTGGAGATGCCAAAATCAAGAGCTGGTTCTATGGCGTGTCCTGGACAACCTTGAACAACTCAATCGTGGGCTCGAACGAAACGAGCACACGATCCGGGCTTCCCTCGATGGGGTCAACGATCAACCCCTTGTCCTGCAACTGGCGTATGACCTTGTCGCTCGGCTTGCGAGCGTGGAAAGACGACGCCCCTCTCGCGTGGGCATTCTTCGCGTTTTCAAGTAGTCCGTGGGTCCGCTTCTCGGTGTTTTCAGCCATAATCGGCTCCCTTCTTTGATGTCACCCATGCCGAGCGATGGATGCGTTTGCTTTGAATACTACCGTGTCGAGGTGATCTAGCGCGGATGCGAGCTCGGGAGACGGTGGACAATAAAGAACCAACAGACTCGCTAGATCCTCCGCCCTCGATCGGATCGATTGGTATGCCTGGATCTTCTCCTCGGTGGTTGGTGGGTGATATGTGAATCGTCTTTCAAGGTCCTCGACGCTCGGGCTCGTCCTGAGACCCATCCACTCGATCGACTGGACCTCCTCCAGCTTCTTCGCTTGCCCCTTCTGGTATGGCATCCAGTCCCATCCGACTCCGCCGGCATATTCGATCTCCGAAATATGCTGAAACAAGCTCAATGGGTCTAGACACCCCTCGCCCTCGATTGGTTCGTCCATGCGTCTGAGAAGAACCGTTGTTCCATGCTGGACCGGCTCCAGATTCGTGTACCCCTTTGACGCTACAACCATCGCAGGCGCGATAAATAGATTCAAATCATCCGATTCTGTTTTTTGCATGATGTAGACGATCCGACCAGGCGAGGGGATCTCCGGTTTCTCGGCGTTGGCTTCTGCAACCGGAGACGGCCGGATATGTTCCATCTTCGCTTTTGGGATCAGCTCCATCACTGTCGATCTCGTCGGAGCGGGTCCGAGATCCGGGGATTTTTCCGTCGGATCGATGAGGGTGTGGGAATGCTGGCGGTGTGGGCATTGATCCGAGTTGGTGATCGGGTTGTAGTTGGCGGTGCATACGGGACACCTGACGGTTTCTGGGCTCATTTCTTGGTCTCCTGGTGTGGTGGTCATGCTCATAAGATCGGCGCGAAGCTCCTCGATGAGCTCGTTTCGTCTCGAGTTGCTAATGCAATCCTCCGGTAGTGCATCGAGAAACTGCTGGATCGTTCTGGTTCCGAATCGATTTGTGATCGTGAGACTGGAAAGAGCATCCGCGTCCAGCGGTTCGAACTTCATCGCCGCGACCATGTCCTCCATGTCTTTCAAAGCTGGATCGACCCTGACGACCTCGACTCCCATGAGATCCTCGACGATCAACGGAATCCCCTTGTATGTGAGCGGGTCCAATGAACCACTCTCGCCGCGCGGGCGCATGCTGGTCGGTTCGGTGGTCATCGCTTGGGTCTCCTGGTCGGGGGGAAGATTGGTTCAAGTATACCCGTTATTGGCATCTGAGGATTGCGACTGAGCCATTCCGCCAATCCGTCCCGCATCCGTTCGATCGATACCGCATCAAAGACGCTGTCTCCGGTCCAGTCCTCGAATCCGCCCCGCAAACGCACTTTCTTCTCTTTCTCCGAGCTCCAGGTCTGCGATTTGTACCAACGGACATCCTCCTCGTCCGCGCCTGGGTTGTCCTCGATCCCCCCCTCGTCCCACACCCATATATCCCGGTGGGGCTGGTCGATGAGAGCTGCATCATGTGATATTCCGAGGTTCTCATAGTGCTCCTTCCACGGTCCCCATATGACATCAGCCATCCATGAGAGCCCCTGAGTAGCTGTCGCACTCACGATATATTTCGTCTTTCGCTTGCCACGACGCCGCATCATCGCCTCGCGCCACAGTTTGAGCGGTGGTTGCTCGTCGAACGCGATCAAATCCGGGTTCGTCCCCTGGAAGAATGTCCAAGATCGGTCCGCCGAGCTCACAAACCATCGTGAACCGTCGGGGTATTCGTAGAACTTGCCGTCGGTGGTCTCTCTCCACTTCGCACACGATCCGATGACATCGCGTTCGATCTGGTCGCGGAGCTTCCCGAACTGCTGGTAATCCTGACAGAACCAAACGACCTGGACCGGATGATCTGGGGTCTCCTGCCACCTGTTTGTGTGCATACACCAGTTATGACACTCCGCAGCGACGGCGGTTGTCTTTCCAAAGCCGTTACCCGGAAACAAGCCCCGGATGGTGTGTCCCGATTCGTGGAACTGTATTTGACCCTGATCGTGGGGCTCGTAGTCATCGCACGGTCTGGATGCGGCGTATTGCTGAATAATCGCCTGCGCAATGAGCTTCTGTTTGAAATCTAGATCGAGAGCTGCGGACATGAGAACCTCACGCCGGGATCAGCTCTCTATGGACCCAAGCTCGTAGCAATGGTGCGACAATGCGGAACTGAGCTGAACAGAAATCAAAGATCGTTTGATTGTGGGTGTTGGTCCAATACTGGATCGTGTCGATCTCCGGCACCTTGTCCAGCTCGTCCAAGTAGATCGAGAAGAATCGATAGTTATCCACAAAGGCGTGACGGGCGAACATGATCGGGACAATCGGGTGCAACGGGAACGCCTTTTGATATACCTCGACATGCTGCCGAACCGCTTTCCGGTGATTGATCTCCGCGCCTGGCGTGATCTCCGCATCCGTCCGGGTCCTCGGGTAGATCCTGAGCTGGACATGATCCGAGAGCTGAACGATCGGGGTCGCTGTTTGCAGGTCCCGGATTCGAAACAGGTTCATCCGCTTACCGATCGGAACGCGGGGGACGGCGAAGTTTGAGCAAGGGATCCCCGATTCCCTGAGAACATCGAACACCCGCGAGAAGAAGCTGAGATCGTCGGCCGTGTACCTGGTCCGCCCCGACCAGCTCCGTTTGATGCCGAATATGTCCCTGTATTCGGGTTCATAGTCATAGAAGAACCCGATCGGCTTCTTGAGATTCCGCGACTGGTTCTCCATCGACAAGTCATAAACCCGCTGAATGTCATACTTATCGACATCGATCCGGTCTGGATAGCTCTCTCGTCCGTTGAGTCTCGCGCCCACCTGGACCGAGTATTCGACATGATCCTCGAGCCCCTCCTCGCGAATAATGTCCGCAAATCGATCTTGAAACTCCGGCGATCCGGGATTCGAAACGAGGATCGTCCGATGCCGTTCGGTGGATTTCAACCTGAGACGCCGAGACCCGATCTCCGTGTCATCGTCCCACCTGCGATTGTCCCCATACTTCGATTCCGATGCTGTCATATCGATGCTCATGGTGATTCCCTGATCCAGTGTGTCCAGAATCCGTAGATCCAGCTTGCCGTATATCCGATGAACACTGGAAGCATACCCCACTGATCGTTGATCGTGAGCTGGGCATACCAAGCCGGCTGCCCGATGAGCCCCAGGATGATCCCGATCTTTCTCCGCTTCTCGTTCTTGGACATCATCAGCCAGAGCGCGGAAAGACCAAATATCGATACCCATACCTGAGTAATGGCGTCAATGCCCATGACCTGATCTCCTAAAGCGGGGTTGCTGTCGCGGACTTCTGCCCGTTGTCCTCGTCATACTCCTCCGCGAGACGCTCCTCGGAGATAGATCCCCAGAACCCCTCATCGTCGCGGATTACAACGGTTCCGATCTCGACAATCAGAGTTTCGGACCCATGAAGCTCCACGCGAGGATAAATATCCGTGTCGTGTGCGTCCTGGATGTCCTCATTGATCTGTTGATTGGTCATCCCAAGAGCTTCGCGCCCGAACACTCGGAGCTGTCCATCATTCGGAATGGGCCACCCATCGATCCCGAGTGGTTTGCGGTTGTATCTTGCCATGCGTCGGATCATACTCGATCGGTACTCTCGCTGTTCGACCTCGAGGGCCTGCTCAACGCTGGTATGAGACCTGTCGAGCTCGTCTTGGTTGTCGATGGGATCTTCGTCGCCTTGATCGTCTGCGGGTCCGCCTTGCGTCGCTGCGCGGCTTCCCACTCCTCGACACTGACCCATTTCAGATCATCAAGCCGCCTCGAGATGCCCCGCTCCTGAGCTTTCCTGAGAGCTCGACTAATCGATCCATCGGTGATATTCCGCTTGAAGTGTTTGCTGGCGTTCCGGGTGATTTCCGAGCATGTACGGGGCTTCTCATCGATGATAGAAATCGCAAAATCATAGATCGGGGACGGTCGCTCTTGCATTGGGTTCTCCTGGTCGGGGTTGATTGGATCATACCCACCAAAAACAAAGAACGCCCGGAATGCCCGAGCGTTCTTGACCTCTCCCGCTGAGTTGGTTTCATGCGTTCTAGTCCCAACGGTGGAGATATTCTGTTATCTAGATCCCAATGCTGCGATGAGCTGCCCATGCGTGAGCTGCTTCCCGTCTGGATCAATGTAACGCACAAACGATCGACCCACCCACCCGAGAGCTTTCCAATATGAATCAACCTGATCGTAGAGATCGGATAGGTTTGGTTGCTTGAATCTTCCGATCTCGTAATGTCGGCTGCTATCTCGAGGTGAGACACCCATCACGATCGCGGTGTAGTGCTGTTTGCTCATAACTCTCTCCCGTATAGCGACCTGCAATCCGGTCGGCCGATGACCTGAATGTAATATGCACTCATGCCACAGACCAACACCAAAGATAGAAACTGGGTGAAATAAAGGGTTATGGGTCTTTGTCGCCTTGCTTTTTCTCCACCTTCTCCCTGAGAGCTGCGGGTAACAAGTGAATCAAATCGTGCTCTATCGCGAGCTGCAACACATCGTCCTCGTTCATCTGGGTTGGATCCAGTCCTAAACCACCACCTCCGCCAACGATCTCCGTGGGCTTCCCTGCGAGGAGCTGAGACTTATTCGTCGCTGAATCCGCAGCCATTCGAAGCGGTCCGATGAGCTTGCGGATCATGTCCGCTTTCTGGGTCTGACCTTCGGAAAACTTGGTTCGCTTGCGACCCGCCGGCGTCCGCAGGATCTCGCCGGCGTCCTCGATGACATCGCGGAGCACGCGGAGAGAATGATTCTCGATCTGCCTCCACACGGCGGCGCGTTCCTCCGCCTGGGCGCGGACAAGCGACGCATGACGCGCGGGATCTTTGCTGAACTCCCTTTGTACTGTCTTGGCGTGACAACCCACCTGACGGCCGATTTCACGCAGCGAGAGCCCTTCCTCGCGGAGAACCCACATTTGAGCATACTGCTCTGGCAAGAGCTCCGACCCCTGATTCGCGATCTTCGGGGGTTCCTGGATCGACGACTTCTTACCCTGTTTCTGGGGCTTCTTGGTGCTCTTTTTCGTCGTCTTTGGCTTTTTGGTGGACTTGCTCGGCATTCTCGGACCCTACGCCTTCTTTTATGACCACAAATACACTTAGGTTCATGGTTTACGCTTGATTCGTATCTGATTGCGTGTCAAGATACTACACCCGACCAGGAATCATCATGTTTGAAATGACCACTACATCCGACTCTCTCCTCCCATGCCGGGATCTCTCCTCGGCGGAAATGGGACCACGGATCCCCGGCCTTGATTGCGGCTGGGGATCTTTTATCTCTGTCCGGTGCGCCCCAGCATCGGCTCCCCGTCGTCGGGTTTAGGAACGAACCCGACGGCTTTCCTCCTACCAATGGATTGACTCACCATTGGCCTACAACGCCCCCCCAAGTAGCGAGAGCTTGGGGGGCTTTTATTTTTGGGGGAACATGTATGAGCCCGGCGTGTCGTCGTCGGGGTCGGACTTCGACGCCTCCTCATCCTCGCGCATCTTCCGAATCGTGGCGACGAACAGCTCTCTAGCTCCATGCGGTCCGAGACCAATCTGTCCAGAACCGTAAATCAAGAGCTGCTCGATCATCATCCATGCACGAACCATCAGCAAGACATTCGCGGTCCTGTACTCCTCGTAGTTGCGAAAATCCGGTTGATACCCCATGATGTCCATATGGAACGGATTGTCGGGATTGAATCTCGCGGCGATGACGAGCCCGCCACCTTCCCGCTTGATCGCCTCAGACGCCTTTGTGAGCGTCTCCCACGCTTGCGACGGCCCGAGCTCCTGAAATATCTTGTCGGCGGCGTCGTGGAGCTCCTCCTGGCTGTACGCGGAAAGCTGATCGAGGTCTATGGTCGTCATGGTCTGGTCTCCTGGTCGGGAATGAAAAAACCGGCGGGGTTGGTTCCCGCCGGTTCATACTACACTCCGATCATGTCATTGCATTGTCCGCTCTAAGATCGGCGAGGTTGAGATCAGTTGTTTGCAAGCAACAGGATCCCCGTATCTCGGACGCTCTGGTCTGGGTCCATGACCGCAGCTCTTATCATGTCCACTTTGATCCGTGGATGCCCCACAAACGCCTGTGACTCTTGGAGTGAGATCAGCGCCCCTCGCCGTATGCGGGGGCTCTCATGCTCGAGAGCGTCGAGCATGATGACATTCGAGAGCTCGACACCTTCGCTTGTGAACTGGTGTTCAGCTCGCAACCATGAGAGCGTTACGATCGCCATTCGTGCGACGGCTTCATCGGCTGCGTTCTGATATAACCAATCCACCATCTCAATCACGCGGATATTGACCTGCTCGTCGGCCGTGAACCACTCCCATAGCTTTTCGTCGTTCAGGAATGTGATTTGAGCTCTCCAGTCCCCGCGAGACGCGAGGATCGCGTCGAGGAACTGAGGGGGGAAGTAATCGACCGCTACTCGGGTCCAAACGCTATCACAACTGTCCTGGCAGTTTGAAGTCTCCGTCGAAGTCCCATTCTGATCGTTGCAACATGTGTAGCACGATCGACGGCTTTTGACATCGGTATTCGTCGCGTCGCAGTTGCCTGTGTAAATGTCGGCGGAGAGAGCAATGGAGCTCATAGCTATAAAAGCTCCAGCTATCGTAAATACCTTGTTTCTCATCGTGTAATGTCCTTTCACGGCGGTATTGCCGATGAAAGCATGGCATATATCGAGATCCGTTGCAAGAGCTATTTTCGCGGAATGACCAGTTTTGGGGGTTGGTCGGTCCGAGAACCATCCAGCGGGACACCAGACGCCGCAGCGTCGAACTCCCCTTTGAGAAGCATCGAGGAAATCGAGTCGATCGCGTCGTCATAGTCCGCCTGGTTCATCCCGATCTTCTCGGATGCCTCCCGGTTCATCTTTCGAACCTCGTATTTGAGAGCTCCCATGAGCGGGATTAGAGCGTGGTCTGGGCAATCGGTCCGCCGCGTGGTGTGAATCTTCCCGTCATACCCGAGCGCGATCGCAAACTGCGAGACGCCCTGGTAGTCGTCGGATTTCTCTGTTTCGTACGCGCTCCGCATCTCGGGGCCGAGCTTGTCAGCCACCCCCCGAGCTTGGAGAACAAGGTTTCGAACTGTCGTCATTGTCGAATCGCTTTCGAGCTCCGCGATGTCAACGCCGGCGAGATCGCGGATTATTGTTTCGAGCTGCTTCATCTGCTTTCTCCATATGTAACTTCATAAATGAGAGAACAGGGGTCAACCAGTCCTCGATTGTTGGTCCTTCATCAATCCGCCGGAGTGGGTACGGCGTGAACTTGCTCCACGGTATCCCCTTGCTCCCTCTAGATCCAAGTCTGTATTGCTGCCAGGCGTGGACGATCTGATTTGGGAGAAGCACCCCCCGCTCCTCTCCATTGTTCCACACGATGACAGCGACCGTACCAAAACGGGACCACGAAGTAGCGCACGCTGCGAGCTGGTGCTCTTTGAGAGTGGCTTTGGGACCGACGGCAAGCCGCGTGTTCGCCTGGGTCGATTTGCATTCCATCGCAACCGCTCGACCGTACCATCGCGATTCGTCGCCGGCGGGTCCGCACATTCCGAGCGTTCCGTAGTAATCGAACGGCGCCCGCTCTGAGAGAATGCGAGCAATGCCCGATTTCATCCAATGATCTCGATGTAGCCATTTTTTCGGCATTGGCTGAGTGGCGACGGGTAGCTTTTCGACCTTTGCCAGTCCGCATAGCTCATAATGAGCGTTCGCCTGGTCGATGAACGCTTCGAAGTTTTTCCCGTCCCGCTGGACCCGCTTCCCTCTGAGAACCTGATTCGGGTTCTTCTCCCTCGGTTGCCCTTGCTGGGCGAGAAACTCCTCGGATGTCATGGATTCGGTCATTGCGGCCTCCTGGTCAACCTCTGAACTCTAGAACAGTCTCTTTTTTCATCGCGTCCCAATACTTGCATAGATTGAGCTTGTATCGCCGGCTTGTATACTGCTCGATGCACCTAATCGCTGTTTCGAGCTCGTCCCTGTAGAGCTGGAACGCCCTGTCGTCGAAGATCAATCGTAACCATCTGGATGCTTCCCGCTCGGTCGCGTTTCGGCGTCGGCAGTTGACATGAACGCCCTCGATTGAGCTGTATCCCGATTTGTGGGTTCCGCGAACGGGATCGAGGGGATCTGCATTGGCAAAGTCTGCGCCGACCGTCCATTCCAAATCGAGAGTCACCCACTCACTCACCATCCTTTGTACTCCAGGATGAAAGTCCGCGCCTTCTCAACGGCGTCGAACATTTCATCCGACGAGTTTGGAGCGCCCTTGTCTGGATGCGAGTTGAGTCTCGCGGCTTTGTAGACATTGTGGAAAATCTCCGGGCTCTCGAGCAAATCCCGCTCACCGATTCCGCCGAGCTTCGAGAGCGTGATGAGCAAGCGGGCGGATTTCATTGGTGTGTCTGGAGTCGTGTTTGCGAGCTCCGAGACGGCCGTTCCCCCTGTGGGGAGCTGTGCATGTCCTCGATACTGCTGCTCCATCGTCGCGCACCCGTACTTTTCCCGCTCCAGTCTGCGACCTCTGAGCGTCATCTGGATTGCCTTTAGATTCTGGACCCAATCCGCATACATGGAGCTGGGAATACAGACTTCGACCCCGTCGAGCATAAAAACGATCTGGACCGACGGCCTGGACGGATTGATCCCTGATTTCGGACGATTCCCCATTGTGTAGTCCGACAAGCTGTGGAATGTCTCGACGACGACGCTATCGATGTCGTTCCGCTCGAGCTCGTCTTTGAGAGCTGCGAGCGTCTTGTCGAATCCCCCATCCCACGCCCTCGCTTTGTGCTGGCACGATTGGCCGCTGAATGTTCGGATCGGTCTCCAATCGAACTCACAATATTTATTCTTCATCGCTTCCTCGTTTCTGTGCTTGAATCAAGTTTCGGAGTCGGCTTCGGTGTTCACGAAGAACATCGATTCCGCCTTCGATCATCTTGAGATCGTCATTGATCTGGTTGGTGTCTTGGGTGTACGGGACCATATCTCCATGCAGGACCTCGTATGTCGTGTATGTGTGCGAGCAATCGGAGCACCTTCGCCGGCGGTATACAACCCGAAAATCATGCTTGTCCCTCGAGTCTCGAACTCTGCTGCGAACCGATGAGCATTTCGGGCATCTCATCAGTCCATCCCCACAAGAACGACCCCGGCGGGGATCTTGTATCCAAACTGCGATCGACCTCTCATTCCAGGGACAACGACCTGAGAAACTCCCAACTGGATCGTCACCATTTCGACGGCATTTGGTCTACTGAATCCAGGACGAGCATCGTGGGTGTGTTCCGGTGATGTGCTGACGGAAATCGCGTATGTCGAGAAGTGTGGGCGGCTTCCCGGTGGGATTGGGGGGAGCTGGGCGAGCTGCGTCACGAACGATCGAGCGTTGACGATGATTGGAAATCTCCCCGCGGACTCGTCTTTGGCCTGGCGAATAGCATCGGCGTGATCTTCTCGCATCTGGTTCATCTTGCTTTGAGCTTGCATGAGATGAACCCGTAACCGGATCTCCGAATGTAACGAGCTCGACGCCAACTCGATCGCTGATTCGGCGTGTTTCATAAAGCGGACATAGTCCGATTGCGCCCGCTCGCGCAGCTTCTTCTTCTTGATTCCCATAGTGGTCTCCTGGTCGGGTGAGCATGACTATAGCACGAAAAACCCCCGAATGGCCGTCCGGGGGTGTTGAACAGAAGCTTCCACGCTTCGATGCACTACGAGAACTCCCCCCCGAGGATTCAAACCTCGACCCTCCATCGAACCCCGCTGGGTGATGACGCTCTATCAACTTGAGCTAGGGGGGATAAGCGCGGGTCCCTCCCCGCCGTGCCACCACTTCACCACTTGATCCGGGGCAGGTGACGCCTTCGGTGGGTATTCCTCAACCGGCGGACTTCTTCTTTCCGCCCTTCTTCTTTGCTGCCTTCTTCTTTGCTGCCTTCTTCTTGGATGACTTCGGGGCCTTCTTCTTGGATTTCGGAGCTTCTGGCTTCTCCGAACGATCCGCGAGCGTGATACCGTTGTTGCTCTCGATGTCCTGGTGAGCTGCGACCATGGCGCCGATGTCTGAGCTCCACTGTGTCAACTTGCGAACCGCGTCGCCGCCCAATCCGCAAACCTGACGGCTGAACCACGCGGACCACTCATCGACCATCTCGCCGGTCTGATCCCCCATCTTCGTCGCGTAGTGACAAACAAGATCCGTCATTACGCCAAAGCTGGCATCCGTGATCGGGTTGGCGGGGAGCTCTCGCCCTTCTCGCAACAAACTGAGGATCTCGATGTAGAGCTCTCCGAAACGCGGAGCGATCTTCGAGCTGAAGATCGCGAGCTCCTCATCCGTCGGCCGCTTGTCAAGCATGGGTGTTCCGTGGAACAGGTCCGCCCAGGTCATCCCGATTGTGGTTTCGCGGGACTCGAGCTCGTCCCTAAACTCCGATTCTCCCTGGATTTCTGCATCGTAAAAATCTGTGAATCGCGGAAGATCGATCAAATCGTCATCACTACCTGCGAGCTTGAGTTTTGGCGCGTCGTTCTTCGTCGGCGGATTGTCTTTCTTCGGTTTCGGCTCTGGCTTTGCTTTCTTCGATTTCGGTTTCGGTTCTGGCTCTTTGCTGGCTTGCAAAATCGTCATCTGTTCACCGCTAGGGGCATCCAAACCCTTCGGCCACTTGTCGAGCAAATCCCGCTTCTCGAGGAAGCGGTAGACGGCTGTATCCACGACCGCAACCGTTTCGCGTCCGAGATCCCCATCGTCGATGAGATTGGGGATAAGTCGGTCGCGACCCTTGAGGAACTCGTCTACGGTGTGGTATCCCTGGGTCTCGAGACCGGCAGCGGTCCAGACCTGCTTTTCGAGATCCTTCGTCAGATCCGGGCCGCCGGTGAGATCGCGGAGCTTGACATATTTCCAGGCGTTCGGACCGTTCTTGGATCCGTCGGCGAAGATTCCGGGCTCGCGGGCTTCGGAGATCATCGTCAACTCGCTCTCGGTCAACTTCTTGCTTTCGTCAAGCAACACCCGCCGGCGGGAGTCGATCTTTCGATATTTGAGCTGGGCGCCCTCGAACGCATCGCATCGCTGATTGAGAGCTTTGCATGTGGCTTCGTCATACGCCGAATCCGGGAACATTTCCCGAGCTGCTGTCTGCGCCTCGAGCAATGCCTCCTCCGCGTCATTCATCACTTTTTTGGCCTGCTTCCAATCGGGCTCAACGCTCGCGAGTCTCAGAAGCGAATCGCATCGTGCTTCGTCTGCGGCTTCGATTCGCAACCATGCGAGCGGTTTCTGTTCGTTCGTGGATTTGGTAGTCATCGTTTGGGTCTCCTGGTCGGGTGCTGGGCCGCCCTCTAGCGGGGGTATCTGAACATACACGCCTCGAGCGAGATTGTCCACACTCCCCCCCGATTCTGGATCCCTCGTCAGCTCTTACTCTTACACCCCAATAGATATATATCTGGTGGTGGTAGTAATAGGGGCTGTCGGTTTGTGGATGGTGGTCGCAAGTCTGGCAAAGAGCACGGACTTACGACCATGATAAAACTGTCGCTTTGTGTCGGTTGGTGTCATCTGTTGGCAACTGCGCGAACGATCGGGGGCTTTGGATGGATACTGTTCGGATATTCGAGACCCCCTAATCGACAACAATCGATTTTCACCGACAACCTTCCCACGGGTTATACACCTCGCAACCGACAACAAAAAAGGCGGATGGAGCATCAGCAACTCCATCCGCCGGCTTCACCCATCCATGAGACAGGGAAGATTATTTGTCTGGCCTGGTGAGCGATTCAACGATCCGTCCGGTGTTCTCCGCCGCGTGGGGTCCGCCAACGAATGCGAAGTCTGGAGTTTCCGATCTCGGATCCCCGATGAGGATGCAAAAATCAAGATTCTTATCGATCATCTTGGGGTCCGCGTCGTCAACTACCTTTGCCTCGATTCGCTCGTTGAATGGTTCCCACTCCTGATTGAACTCCGTCGGTGTGTAATGGACATACCCTCGAGCGCCTTCGTAAACAATGTAATCCCCGATATTGATCTTCTTCGCGGGTCCCTGCTTGATTTTCAGGATCATCTCCTCCGGGGTCCTTCTTGCTCCGGTTTCACCCTTCTTGAATCTCCGTGTGTATCCAAATCTCTTTGCTTGCGATGAGCTTCCATCGACGATTTCAGCTCGAACTACGAATCTGCGTCTCTGATACTTTGCTGCGGTCATTTGTTTCTCCTGGTCGGATTTCTTTCTACATGGCTTGGGTCGTTGCCCCATCTGGATCGAATCTCATCGAGCATTTCTTTGATCGAGTCTTTGTCGGCATTGCTTACATACTGCACCGGCGCGGACGACATAAACGGAGTCGTGAGCACCACGAAAGCCGTGTTTTCCGGTGTCAGTATGTCAATCGCTGCGGCGAGATCCTTCATGTGTTCGGCGAGCTCGGGCTCGGTCATGTCTAGATATTCATGGCTCATCTCCGTCTCCTCCTCGCCTTGCGTTTTCCGAGACGCTCGGCAACAAGCAATCGATTCTCTCGGGCGCATATCTCCATGACATGCTCATACTCACACCCAGATTCGAGGATGGTTTTTTTCTTGGGGTTGTAAACTGCATATCCCGGCGGATACGGGAAACAGCATTTCGCAGGGACCCATACCCTCGGGATCTTCGGGAACTTGTTTTTCACTGGATTCTCCTGGTCTAAAAGGGGATGTCGTCACTGTTTATTGGTGGCTGCTTGGAATGCTCGACGAATCCTCGTCCCGCTCTGGCCTTCCGTTGCTCCGGGGTCGAGAAGTCCGCCGGCGGGACAGGTGGATCATCTGGCGGATTCTCGGGGGGTTTGGGGGGAGCTGGCGCCGGCGTTCGGCTTAGATCCGATTCGATCTCGTCGATGCACTCATCGATGACATCCCGGAAGATCCACGGTAGATCAGCCATACCCTCGGCGGAGTCGAGCATATGGAGTATGTCGTGGTGCTCCTGGGCGACGAAGTTTCTCAAGATTGTCCGGTCGAGCTTGATATTCTTCTCTTTGAGCAAGGCGCCGAGCTTCGCGGCGGATGCTGCCCCGATCTTCGCCGTGTGGTCTGGATATTGCCCCTCCCACATATTCACAACAACGCCAGGACTCCCCCCGATCTTCTCTTTCCCCGCGATGAGCTGGACTGGAGCGTAGAGAATGCGATCCCGGTTGGAATCCAGCCAATACTCGTTTCCGAACCGATCAAAGAAAGCAATATGCTTAGTTTTGCTCAAAAACATAGGTTTGTTTTTGTGCTCTACGAAGTAAATAACCGGCTTCGCGATCTTCTGCCCAGGGCGATTCGGATCTCGGCAATCGTGCATACCAAACTGTGAAACTCTGAGAATCACATCGCGGTCGAACCCGTACATCATCGCAAAGTCGCGGGCGCCGAGTACATCGCTCGAAAAGTGGGCGCTAAATGGATCGTGCATTTTCTTGTCTCCTGGTCGGGGATCGATGATTCTAGGCGCAAAAAAACGCCGAGCGGTGTTCAGTCGCTCGGCGTCTGCTGGTCCGAGACCCTCGGTTTCTTCCGACCAGGAATATTCGGGGGCCATTATCGGATTGCTACCGATTCTACGCCTGTGGCGTGGTTTCGGCTGCGGGCTCTCCTCCCGTTTCGGGCTCTGCAAGCGTGGTATTCGGACTATTTTCCGTACTCGCGCCAGTTGCAGGGGTTCCATGATCGTCGAGGTTCAAAGGGATCGGCTGGGTGTCGCCGGCGGCGTCGGTCGGAGAATCCGAAATAGCGTTCTTGATCTCCTCTGTCTCGATCCCGAGTTTCTCCGCGATCCGCAAAACAATCGCTTCGAGTCGATCGGAGCGACCGCTGAGAGATTGGCATTGGTCGCCGATCTCATGGATCCTCAGATTGACGGCATGGGCTGATATGGCGGATTGGCACGCCTGAACGCTGGAGCTCTGGGCCTGCTCGAGAGCGAGACCGACGATCGACGCGGTCGATCCGCACGAACCCACGATCTGCGGGACCACATTCTCCTTTATGTTCTTGGCGATACCCGCGAGCTTGACGACCATCGAAACCCCCACATCCGCAGCGTTCGGGCTTGCTGGCAGGGTTGATCTTGCGTGGTCCGCGCTGTCGATGATTCGATCGAGATCCGAACACAATGCGCTGAGCGCGGTATTCATGGGCATCGTGAGCATCGTTCTGAGCGTTGCAAGCGCCTGGGCATTATGGAGATTCTGCTCCGGGGTGAGCTGCGCGGCTTGCGTGACCTCGTCGAACTTCTCCCGGATCTTCTTCGTGTCGTCGCTTTCGAGATTGTTTTGTGCGGCGAGATTTTCCTGGTCTGACATGGCGTTTCCTTTCGTCTGAATGACGGCGAGGATCGCCCCTCGATGGGGCTGGGGTTCCTGGCCGGAAAATGCTGGATCCCGTTTAGAGGACCCAGCATCGAACTACGAGCTTTGGGGGCTCGAATGGAGATTCATAGAGCGGCGTCGATGACCGCGAATCCTGCATCGATCAGCTTCTCGAACAGGCGACCGATGAACGCGCGGGCCTCGCGACGAACCTCGATGACCTGCGTAGCGGCGAGACTTTGCAGGGTGTTGATGTTGTGAGCTGCACCATCTGGATAGATCGCGTTGTTTGGGAAGCGGAGAGCGTTGAGATTGTTCTCTGCGAGTCGGCGGAGAGCGTTTTTCGCTTCTGCGGCTCGCTCTTGGGTGAGATTCGCCCAAGCGCCCTCGGTGGTGTTCACGGCATCGTTGATGGTGCTCTCGACCAAGTCGCTTACGATCTGCTTGATGGATTCCTCTGAGAATGACATGGTGGTCTCCTGGCTTGTAAAACGGAATGAATAATCGGACGGCGTTGTAAAGAAATCAGCGATTTACTTTATTAGTGACGATCGCGGGCGAACGGCGCCGGCGTCACGGACTGGAAATCTGCTCGCGGACATCCTCGAGCTCGGAACTGGCTTCCTGCACAACGACCCGGAACGCTCGTACATTCTGCAACCGATCTTCTCGCTCGGGGGTCTCCTCCCCAACCGGACCTAGATCGGGGTCCTGCATCACATACTCCTCGTACTCCGGCCCGACTGTCTGATTCACGAAAGTATCCGCCGACTGGACGAAAAGCGGATCGTTGACGGTGTTGACCTTCTGGCATCCCGAAGTCATCACTACAGCGGCGACCGCGATCCCCGCGAGAAACGATACTACATTGGTCGATTTCATGTCCTGGCTCCTTGTTCATGGTGTGCTCTTTTCACTCCCCAACATGGGTCGATGAGTTGAGCATACACGGATCAAGGGTCATGCGTCTGTAGAGGTGGACCATAAAGTTTCGGATTCGAGCTCGTGACTCGATAACCTTGAAGATTCACCCATCGATCGATCGCGTTCGCCTGCGTCTTGGCTGCTTCTGCTTCCACCCCACGGATTTCGTTGGACTGTTTCGCGTGTGCCTCGATCAAGACAACGGATTCGGAGATTTTTTCGATCGGCTCGGTGACATCCTTGAGCTCGTTCTTGATGAGATCATGCGCCCCAATGAGGACCAGCACCAGGACACCCAGAAACCCCCCTTGCATGAGTAGTTTCGCCCACCACGGACCGGCATCGTTTCCGCCGGCGCTCATGTATGTCATCCCGTCTTTGCTGGCAACTTGGACCTTTTGATCTTCGCTCATCTCTGCTCCCCTGCGTCTAGCGCATCCATTTCAATAAGCCCACGGCGGGCAACTTCGACCATCCGACGCTTCAACTCTTTCGACTTCTCTGGATCCCCCTTGGCGCTTTCTTTCGCCTGGGAGTACAAATCTTGGATCTCAAGCATCGCGTTTTTGATTGGCTCGAGCTTCTCGAGGACCTCGACAACTGCCCCGAGCGCCTCTTGATCGACATCCCCGGATTCCTGCATCGCTTGAGCTCTGCGCCGGAGCGTGTCGTATTGGTCCGCGAGAGCCGCGGCGTCCTTCACCGACCGGCTGTTCCACCCGACCGGATCCCTCGAGAACATGCGGCCGACTTCTGGGAGAGAAGCGAGCTCGTCCACGCGGAAACCCTCATCGATTCGATCCAGCAGCTTGACCATGTCGTCGAGCTGCACACCAAGACCATTCCGAGCGAAGTACCCGATTCTGATCGGCGACGAGTTTGTCATGCGACCGACCCAGCGATAGAGATCGGGGGTTGTGTCGAAATACCGATCCGGCGCCTCCATGTAGTCCATGTAGGACGGTTCAAGGCGTTCTCCGCGATAAAGCGAGTATCCCATCTGCGCCTCGGTCCCAGCTTTGAGAGCCATAGGTGCGAACTCGAGCGGGTTGATCGATGTATGCGGGAACACTTCGCCGACCATCTTTCTCGCGATCTGCTCCCCACTCACCCCGCGCTGACCGTCGAGCTCATCGAGGATATTCCAGGTGTAGCTCTGGACCCCGCCGGGAATCCCATAATCGAACGGGATCCGCAAACCACGGATGTCCATGTGGGTAACTCGCTCTTTCTCGGTGCGCTCCATGTTCCGCTTTCGATCCTCTGGACCCTGTGCCAAGCGATTTAGAGCCCACGCAACACCAGTCCAGAACGCGATATTCCCCATCCGGGTCGCAGCGGTGAGAGCTCCGCGAGCTGGGACCGGATCCATGAGGAAACGCGCCTGCTGGTTGAAGATTTGAAATGCGGGGTTGAGGAAGCCGGCGGTTCGATAGATCGAATGCGCCGACGATGAGAGCGGGCGCTCCGAGAAGTTGCCCGTTACGGTGTCTGCTGCGAGCTGCGCGGCTTCGTCGGAGAGTCCCCGACGCTTCGCCATAATGTACGCGCCTTGTCGTGGCGCGGTCTCCATCGCTGACGCAAGCCAACGCTGTCCGGTGAGGATCTGTTTGAGCTCGAGCGGCTTGAGAAGCACCCGGACGGCGATACCCGGAGCGGTGAGTGTCTTGGAAAGCATGTTCATATCACGCCAACCTCGAGGAACAAGACCTTCCGCGAGAACCTCCATCGTTTTCGATCTCTGCTTCGCAAAATCGTCGGTCGAGACCTCCCGGAATACGCGAGACAAGAGCTCGGGGGATACCAGGGTGTCAGCTCCTCGATTGGTGAGCATGGAGACGGCGCCGACGGCGTGATAGAACCCCGGCACCAACGCGACGGGGTCTTTTCCGAACAAAACAGCGGTCATCGAGTCTCGGAACAGGTTTCGCATCGTGAATGAGAATGTCTGTGTGATCTGATTCTTGAGCCCCTGCGTGGTGCTCCCGAATGCCTGTTCCGAGATCCTCGCAATGGAGTTGACGGTTTCGCCGCCCTCGGTGAAGATCCGAAAGAGATTGTCATCGAGCACCTGGAAATACTGCCGTTTCCCGTTGATATTGGGAGCAAGGACATTGACCGCCTTCGGTGGGACCTTCCGCCAAATATCGAACCCGTCCACGATCCCGATGTCGTCAACAGTGAAGCTCGCCAGCTCCTCGGGAACCATGTTGAACAACTCATTCCCCTGGGAGACTTCGTCAACAATGTATTGGTGAATCGCCTTCTTGACTTCGTCCGGGCTTGCTGTGGCGAGTTTCTTGGTGTCGAGCTTGAGACGAATCCCCATCCGCTTCGCCGCAACCTGCGCGGAGCGGGGGACATCCGGCATTTTCTCGAGCGTCGCGGAAAGAAGAATCGGCGACATCG